TTACGTCCTGCGGGCTATCCATCGCCATAGAAGAAGGACGACGCCGGCGCAAACGATAATTATAAAGATGGTCGGCGTGCTGCTGGCCTTCTTCTGCTCTTTGCTCTCGGTCTTGTTGTCGTCTTTCTTTTCGACGTTGGCCGCGGTCGTGGTGCTGTCGGTCTTGTTTACCTGGGTGCCGGCGCTCGTCTGGGTGGTTCGTGTCTGGCTCCCTTCGGCGTTAATAGTAACGGTGCCTTTGATAAATGACTTCGGGCGGCCGGCGTCGGGGGGCTTGTCTCGTCGGCTCCCCTCCTGGAAGAAGGCGGCCGAAGTCGGCAGGCTGTCGGTCGGGGTTCCTTCCTGGCCGGAGGTGTCGAAGTCCCAGCGCTCGAAGTCGACGACGATGTTATAGCGCTGCAGTATCTGTTCGAGGGTGGCCTGGTCGATGAAGGCGCCGCCGGTTTCGGTGGCCGTGGTTGTCTGGTCGTAGGTCGCGGCCAGTTCCTGGTGGGTCTCCTGCTTGGCGGTTGCCTTCCTCGACGTGGAGCAGCTCTGTAGCCCGGAGAAAAGAAGAAGGGCTATTATTAGGGTCGTGGCTGCTCTCATGGCTGAAGGTCGGCGAAGGGTACGACTTTAGGCGGGATCGCGTTATGGACGAGCGAGCCGAAGCGGATATAATCCAGACGGCGAAGCCAGCCGGCGCGGTATCGTGCCGACGTCGGGCGGCCTGCTATTACCTGGTCTATAAACCTGGCGCGGGCGCGGTGGATATGGTCGAACAGTGCGCGCGGTTCCTGGGCGTTGATGGCAGCTAAGGTCTTTTCGCTTACTATGCCGTCGGCCTCGACGCCGAGAAGTTTCTGGACGCCGGTTATACCGTGCTTCCCCGAAGCCCATACCCAGTCGACGACGAGGTTAGCTACGCTCTGGCTCTTGATGCGGTCGGCCTGCCATCTGTCCCAGTAGTGGGGTTTCATCACGCGCTTAACGGCGTCGTCGGCCGTTATTAGCTTGAGGTCTGCTACGTCGATGTCGCCGTCTCCGTCTTTGTCATAGCCGACCTGGCGCCAGGTGGCTATTGTTACGCCTCGGTTCGTGGCGCCTCCGGGGTCGTGCGGGTCGTTTACATACCCCCCCTCGAAGCTGAGGATAAACGGAGCTAAAATCTTAATGTTTGCCATTGCCGTTCTGTTTGGGTTGGTACATCGGGCAAAATTGCCCTTCTTTGAAGTCGCAGACGCCTTTACCTCGATACGCGCAGGTTTCGCTGGCGCATGTCGCTTCGAGGCTCTTTTCTTGTGGCTTTTTGTCTTCCATCGTTAATCAATATAAGGGGGTAAAATGTACTGAATATTTTGGGCGGCCTGGTGGAGGGTGGTGCGGGCTGCCTCCGGGTCTATCTCGCTGCCGTGGGTAAACTCGCAGAAGATGCTGCCTACCCAGTCGTGAGAATTGTCGCTAAGTCTCTTAATAAGTACCTGCGTAGTCCCGCAGGCGCTAAGGAGGCTTTTGGCGTAGCGGTCTTCTACCTGGGCGTCGATGTCCGTTATTACCGTGTAAAGCTGACTTGCAATAAGCTGGCTAAACTTGGCTACGTCGCACATCTTGAGGTTCTGTATTCTTGGCTTCATGCTCTCTACGCCTTTCCGCTTGCTCTCGAAATAGATGCTTATCATGCTTTCGTTGCCCAGGGGGTGCGGCTGCACGATATAAACGCGGTCGGCTTTAAGCTCGTGAAGCACTTCCCACAGCTCGCCGTGGACGATGGCGGAGTTGTCGCTGCGGCGCTTCTGCTTTTCGGCCTGCTCGGCCTCCAGCTGTGCTACCTTTAAGTCGGTGAGTTTATTTTTGGCATACTGGTTATAGGCAAAGTAGGCCGCTATAATGGTGCCTATGGCGCTAATAATAGCGGGTAAATTTTCCATCGTTTCTGATTGGTTGTTATTGGTCTCGGTTGTTATTCGTCGTAGCCGGCGGCGATGAGGTCGGCTTTGGCGTTGGTCTTGATCTCCTTGACGCGGCGCAGGTAGGCCTTGTAGTTCTCTACGGCCTCGGCGGCCTCGGTCTCGTCGAGCATTCCTTCCTGGGCGGCGTTGTAGCTGTTTACCAGGTCAAATTCGGCGGTCTCGTCTACTTCGTCGCGGATTACGGCCTTGACTACGGCGGTGCGGGTCGGGGTGCCCCAGATCTTGACGCTCTTATAGTCGTAGGAGTGGCGCTCGTTGCCTTCTTCGTCGGTCTCGCTCTTGGGCGTGATGGCGTAGTTGTAGAAGAAGGCGCCGTTACCCAGGTCTTGAATAATCTGGGGCTTATCGTTTGAATTTGATTTCATACGGTGCTGTTTTGTTAAGTTTTTGAATTAAATATTTACTATCACTGTGTTTGCACCAGCCCCACCATGAGGCGCAGCGCTGTAAAAAGTCGGCTTCGCTGATGGGCTTCTTGGCTCTGCGCATGTTGCCTATAGCCCGGGCGAAGTGCTTTTTTATACCTTTGCGGAGCCGTGTTTCCTCCAGGTAAAATACATAGCCGAGGAAGTCAACGCCGCGGCCGTGTCTATCGCGGTGCGTCCTGGCTACTGGAAAAATTTGCTTATTGGGTTTTATCTCCAGCTTCAGTTCTTTGGCCAGATAGTCCTCCATGTCGGCTAATAGCCGGCGCAAAATCGTTTTATCTGGCGCAAAAAATACGATGTCGTCGGCGTAGTCAATCATAATTAACTTAACGCCTTGCTCGCGTGCCCATCTTTGCCGAAGCCACATTATAAACCTGGCCAGAATAAGAAGGGCGAAGAAGATAGAGGGGTGGTTGCCGATTGGTATGCCGTCGGCGCTGTCTATAAGGTCGTCTATTAAGCCCAGGAGCCGGCGGTCTTTAATCTTCCATCGTACCTCCCGCTTTAATACGTCGTGGTTAATGCTGGGATAAAATTTACGGATATCAATCTTCAGACAATACCGGCAATTATCGGGCTGGTTCCGAAGGAAGTATTTAACGCGGTCGGCGGCAGCCTGGATGCCTCGGCCGGGAAGGCCGCAGTAGGTATCGCGGTCGAAAAGTCCCCGCCATATCGGGGCGACGACGTTCATTATAGCGTGATGTACTATTCTATCCGGGAAATAAGGAAGGCGAAAAATTACGCGCTCCTTCGGTTCGTGTATAATGAAGGTCGTATAGGCCGAGGGCTTATAGGTTCCGGCCTTTAATTGTTCGTGTAGCGTCTGGAGGTTGGCTTCCCGGTGCTTGTCGTGTACCTTGACGCCGTAGGAGCGCAGCTTCCCCTTACGGGCGGTTTCGTCCGCAGCTCGAAGGTTATCTAAGCTAATAACCTGGTCGAAGAGGTTGCCGTGTCTTTTCACTTTCTCGCTTTGCTGATTCCCAGCGGCGGTTCGGCTGGTGCCTACTATGCCGCCTTTGAATGGGTTAATATTTTTTACCTTGTTGTCGGTATGGCCTTAGCCCTTTAGGTTGTTTTGTTATCCTGGCCGGTAGCTGGCCGACCTGGTTATATCAGTAATTCCGGGAGCCGATGTTCGCATTCGTATTCGAGGGAGCGTTATTCGTATTCGCATAGGCGAGGCCGGCATTCGTGCCGTTATTCGCATTCCCGCCAAAGAGGACGCCCCGGGGCTAACAGCCTTGTATCGTGGCGTTACTCGATGTAGTAGCGGGTGCCGCTGGCGCGCATCGTTACATGTCGCGGGAAGGCCTTACGCTTCTTAATCTCGTCGAGCACATATTTAATTTCTCTGGAATTAGTGAAGAATTTGCGAGCGTCGGCCATCTTGTCGTCCTTGTTGAATTTAACGAGCACGATGTAGCGGTCTTCGCCGTACTTGGTTCGCTGGCCGGTAATGAAGTCGCAGAGCCAGAAGCTCCGGTTAATCAGCTGTTGCTGGGTCGTCTCCGGGCAGTTGAAGTGCTTGTTAGTCTCGTCGGGCGCTATGTTAAGGAAGGCCAGCGAGCCGTCGTCTTCTCCGTTGGTGTTGCTCATCTCTATTTCGTTTTTAGCGCTTGCCATCCATCGGTTTAATGCTCTGTCGGCCTCGCGCAGTGGGTCTATTTCCATAAATTGTTATTTTAATGACCTCGGGCGCCTATAATCGTGGCGCCCGAGGCGTTAATCGTGTCGGCTCGTGTTACGTCGCTTCGGGGATAAAGCAAAGCCGGGAGCCGATGCGCGCATCCGTAAGCGAGGGAGCGTGATGCGTATTCGCATAGGCGAGGCCGGCAAGCGTGCCGCTAGTCGCAATCCCGCCAAAGAGGACGCCCCTAAGAGCCTGCCCGCTCTCCGGTATGCTTGTATAGAAGTAGTCGCAGAAGTATGTGGAGGAGCTTGCGCCTACTGCTATAGGCATGTTCTCGCCGTACTCGCCGACCATAAGCGTTTTAACGTAGCCTTCTGTTCTGGGAAGGTCGCCGCGCTCCTGGTAGTTGGCCAGGGCGGCCTCGGTGCTTCCGAACAGTGCCGGGTCGTCGCAGGTGTAGAAAATAGAGCGGCCTCCGGCTGCGTTGCTCTGAATAAGGCAGAGGCAGCCGTCCGTCCAGCTCCAGATGTGGCCGAAGGGGTTTTCTATGCCGCGGTAGCTGGGTACCTTGACGACGAGCGCCGTGCCTCCGGGGTTGTACTCGGCCGGCATGGTAAAGTTGACGACGCCGGTAGCGTTGCCCAGGCTGTTGGTTGTGCCGCAGGGTATGAAGGGATAATAGCCGTTGAGCGTGTTCCATTTGGCGCTCTCCAGGGTTGTTACGCCGGCGCCGAGGCCTCCCTGCTTGTAGCCGTTGGCGTCCGGCTGGGCGTTAAATTCGGCCTGGCTGTTGCGGGTGGCGTATTCGATAACAAAGAGCCAGTAGGTGGTTCGCTGGGCTTCGTAGAGGTCGCAGTTCCATCCGGCGCCGTTGAGGCCTGCTGTTCCGCGGTTGCGGGCGTAGGCTCTGAAGTTGGTTAACGATGTAGCCGTAGCGGGCAGGCCGAGAAGGCTTCTATAGGTTCCGTCCCAGGCGGCGTTATTGTTGCCGCCTCTGAAGGCCGCCGCAGTGTTGCAGACTGCGGCCAGTTTCGGCGTGGCGGCTACGGTTCTGTCGATGGTAGCCTCGACGGCGCTACGGTAACATTTGCGTACCTTGTGGAAGCCTGGCAGCGGATACTCGCTAATTAGCGGCATGTAGTTGTTGCCGTCAAACTCAAATTTTGCGTAGTGGTCGGGGAGTTCTACCATGTACATGCCATCGGTGCCGTCGAGCTTGGCGGCGGCGCCGCTGTCCTTCTTGGTGCTGTCGGTCGGGTGCAGGTAGTAGTTAACGGTGCCGTCGTCGTTGAGTATGCAGCGGCGCATGCGGCTCTGTATCGGCAGGCTCTGGTGTAGTTCGGTACGGCCGACGCGCTCTACTGGTGCGTCAGCTACGGCGAGATTTATTTTCACGCCATAATAATAGTCGTATGGAAAAACGGGCTTAGTGTTGCCCGCGGCGATAATAAGTCCCATATTATACTGGTGTTATTAGTTGCCCCAGAGCAGCCCGGGAGCGCTGCTGGGTTTAATCTCGTTAATTATCTCGGGGTTCCATCCGGTCTCGAAGCGGGTGGTAACGTATTGCCCCCGGGGCATTCCCCAGAGGTTGACTTCTAAGAAGCAGGCGGCCTGGCCGTCGTTCTTGAGGTTGAAGGGGCGCCCCAGACTGAAGGGCTGGCCGTTCTGGAAGGTAACGGCGCCCATTTCGCTGATCTGCGCGCTTACTGTGTCGCCTTGTCTGTTGAGCATGATCGTTAGTTTGTCTGCAAATATAGTTAATAAATGTACTATGATAATACATTGTCAAAAACTCGCTCATAACTTTTGCCGTGGCCGTGTCGCGGCGCCAGGTATGAAGCGAAGGAAGAAGCCCCGGCGCCGTGTAGCCGGGGCTGGGCTTATGTCGCCTTTATTCGTACCCATTTGCCGTTAACGAGCGTCTGGGCGCCTCCGGAGTCGACCTTTAGGCCGTAGTTACCCCAGCGCGTCTCGAAGCCCTGGGTGGCTGAATAAAATAGATATTTGTCGGCTGCGTGCATTGTTAAAATGCCGTCTTTGGCGATGGTCGTTATATTGGTGCTTTGGGCGGGTGTCTCTATCCAGATGCCGCCTCCTATCCAAAATTCGACGTCTCCAAACCAGTACTCGCCGCTAAATTCGACGTAGGTAGTAACATGTACTTCGTAATTGCCGGGGCTGAGGCTGTCAAAGTCTACGTCGTAGCTCTGTTCCTCAATTTCCCAGCTGCCGATTTTGGTTCTTGCCGTGCCTACTACTCGATATAACGTGGCCGTTCCTTTGGCGGTTATGCTTCCGGAGCTGGCGTTGGTGGTTCTATAGCCGGCATCCCAGCGTCCAAACGTTACGGTTCTGGCGGTCTGACTGAGGCTAAATCTGACGACCGCGGATACATGGGCGTTGTTGGTATAATTGCCGTCGTCGTGGTTCGTGGATATTTCGCGGCCGCTGCCTATGACGTTGGCCGTATAGTAGCCGCCGGCGTCCTCCGGCCATGACGCCTCGCCATCCGAAGAAGATAGCGAGAAGGAGATGCCTACTCGGGAAAAAGCCGTATTAATGGAGGGAAGGGTGCCGACGCCTATTCTAACGCGCTCTACTCCGGTATCGTCGAGGCCGGCCAGGTCGTTGCCTATAATAACGAGGCGGCCAATCCTGCCGGCGTTGGCGTTGACGGTTCCGGTAAATGTGCCGTCGGTCGCCGTAACCTTGCCTTCTATCTCGGCGTTTTTGGCATATACTTTGCCGTTCTGAAGCACTCTAAACGGCGCTGTTCGCCGGTTGCTTTCGCTGGCTCCAGCCCATATTCTTACCTTTTCTTCTTCGGGCGTGCTGGCCGTTTCCTTGAAGGTCTTGCCGTAGCCTCCGGTTATGCCGGCGACGATTGAGCCGGTGTGCTCGTTGGCGAGCTGCACGGTTCCGGCGGTAATAATACCGTTGTCGATTACGACCTGGGTACAGTCGTAATAGGTGGCCTCTACCCAGTCGTTACTGTTGAAGGAATTTGTAACGGTGTTGTCTTTTATACAGCGCCATAGGCCGCCGGCAGCTTTGCCGGTGCTGTCTATGCCTTTGAGCCAGAGGTCGCCGACATAGTAAGGAGCTTTAGGCTCGGTTACAAAAACGGTGCGCTTACCGTCGGCCGTGTCCTGGGCGGCGGCGGCGGCGGCGGCGGCGGCTATGGCGTCCGCGTCTTCTATCCTCTCCCAGGTGTAGGTCTCCGAAAATCTCTTTAGCTCCTTCGAGGTTGTGTTAAACCATAAATCGCCGACGTGTGCCGGGTATGTGGCGGCATCCCATTCTTCCGAGGGGTCGTCCTCCTGGAAGAAGGTCTCTATTTTGCCGTCGATTTGGGTGTTAATGCCTTCAAAGGTTCCGGGGAGCACGTTGCTAACATAGTCTTCGAGCTCCTTCGTGCGGTTCTCCAGGTCGCTGACTTCCTTAACCGAGCCGTCGGAGCTCTTGAAAAGAATACGGCCGGATATTACGCCGGTGTCGAGGTCGAAGTATGTAGCCCCGCCGCCGCTGCTCTCTATTCGACCGCATCTGACGAAACGACCATTAATGGTGCTGGAGCCGTAGGTCAGCGAAATAAGGCGGGCGGGGTTGCCTCCGTGCTCGTCGGTGCTTATGCTGTTAAGCACGCCGACGAGGAAGAAGTAAACAGAGGCCTGCGATTCGCATGGTATCGGCGTTGTGCTGAGCTGCCATACTCCGTTCCCTCCGTTCCTTGTGCATACGGCGTAAATATAGAGCGGCGCCTGGGGTGGCAGCCCTCCGAAAACGGTAGCGCCCATTACCCATGCGCGGGTATTGTCCGGGTCGATGCCGTAGTGTACCAGGCGGCCGGCCGAAAAGCTGATAGCGTTCGGATTGCCGTTAAAATTGGGTTGGATAACTACGTCCTGGAGCGTGAATTGCGTAGACTTGGCGCCTACGCTTAACATCTGGGTCTCGATACTCAGCGGTTTTATCTTCTCGCTATAGTAGTCGCCTTCGGGGTCAAAAACGAGATTTAATAACTCCTGCGTAGCCATCCAGCGGCGACGCGCTTTGCCCGGATCTGCGAAGCCCGAGTTAAAGCTGATGACGTCCTGGAGGTCTTTAATCTCGTTAATAATTTTTACGGTGCTGCTCTTTACTACGGTATCGCTCAGCGTCAGTTCGTAGCTATGAAGGCGCAGGAGGTCGCGGGTAATTGCTGTTATCCTTATTTCCTTGTCTACGCCTATTTCTTCGTCGATGATGTGTATGTAGTCGCCGACGTGTAACAGCTCGGTCTCTACCTCCTTGCCGAACATGGCCGTAAAGAAGCCTTCGGTTAAGCCTACTTTATAGCTGACCTGGGGCTGCGTCATGGGCGGGAAGTCGGCCAGGGCTTTAGCCTTCAGGCGCCCCTGGGCTTGCTGTACATAGCTATCGGGGAGCATGATGTCCGTAATTATGTACTTATCGCCGGCGGCGAAGGTAAAGGCGTCTTGGGTATCGTTGGGAATTACCAGGCCGTTCTCGTCCGTGAAGCGGTTGATAACAAATTTATTTGTAGCGTGGTCGTAGCTATGGAG